GGACAGCCTGACAGACGGCATGTACAAGGTGCTGGTGCTTGACGGTGCCACGCAGGCTTGCACAATCACGATAAGCCCGAATGACGCACAGAAGCTGTACTTTGTGGTGAATAGCAGCGGATATGACTGCACGTTTTCACAAGGCACTGGCGCAAATGTCACTGTGTTGGACGGTACAACAAAGATTATATATGCGGATGGCGCGGGCGCGGGTGCTGCCATTTCTGCGCTAGACGCTGGACTAGCAGTTGATGGTAATAATGTTGCTACGTTTGAGGCTGGGATTATTGAGGCCTACAGCGCGGTAACCTCTAGCTCAAACTCTACAGTTGTAAACTTGCAGGACGCGACTAACTTCAGCCACACACTGACAGAAAACACGACTGTAAGCATTACAAACCCAGCAACGTCTGGGAATGTTTCGGCGTTTACTTTGAAGATCGTGCAGGATGCATCTGCGACAGGGTACACTGTGACATGGCCTGCGGCGGTAATTTGGCCAGATGGAACAGCACCAACATTAACAACTACAGCATCAGCAATTGATGTTTTTGTTTTCTACACAAATGACGCTGGCTCAACCTATTATGGTTTCACTGCTGGTCAGGCGATGGGGTAATCCAATATGGTTAACTGGAAAAAGACAATGATGGCTTCTGCTGGTGGTGGGGGTGGCCTAAATATTGAGGACGTTTTTAGCACTTATTTGTATGAAGGCACAGGCTCTACACAGACAATTACAAATAATGTTGATCTTTCTGGTGAAGGTGGTTTGCTTTGGATTAAAAGTAAAAACTTTGCTGACCACTTTCTTTTTGACACAGAAAGAGGAATGACATCTTCCAGCAGCCCTGTTATAATAACAAATTCTGTCGGCAGTCAAAATAACTTATCAAACTATTTAATAGCTAACAGTGACGGTTTTACTTTAGGTACAAACGCAACAGGCACACAGGTAAATGCCCTTGCAAGCCCTCCTATCGGGTACACGTCTTGGACATTCCGCAAAGCTCCCAAGTTTTTTGATGTTGTGACCTATACTGGGAATGGAACGGAGCGAAGCATTAGCCACAACCTTGGCTGCGATGTTGGTTTTATTGTTATTAAAAGAGTAGACACTTCGGCAGGGTGGCCTTGCTTTCATCGCAGTCTTGGGAATGATGAATGCATATTCTTGAATTACTCATCTGCGGCATTTTCTACAACAACACGAATAAGGTCAGCAAGCTCAACAACATTTACTGTGGGGACAACAAGTGAAGTTAATGCTTCAGGGGGCAGCTATGTTGCCTACCTATTTGCTCACAACAATAGTGACGGAGACTTTGGCCCTACAGGAGATCAAGACATTATCAAGTGTGGAGTTTATTCAGGGAATAGCTCAGACACAGGCCCAAGTATTGACTTAGGGTTTGAGCCACAATGGTTAATGATAAAACGAGCAACTGGCTCCGCAGACTGGTATATGTTTGATAATATGCGGGGAGTTGCGTCTGGATATAGTCGTCCAGATGATAAAGGATATGACAGTCGTCAAAAAGCCAATACAAAAGACGAAGTAAACTTTGTTAACAACTTTATAGGTTTTAGTCCTACTGGGTTTGATCTGGATAACGCAAATGACGATATTAACAAAACGGGTCAAAACTACATATACATAGCCATACGCCGTGGCCCAATGGCGGTGCCTACGAGTGGTGCTGATGTTTTCTCCTTAAATACTTACAGTGGAACAGGCGCGTCCCAAAACATTACAGCCTCAATAGACGCACCTGATTTTGCGTTATCGCAAGTAAGAAATGCAAGTGGTTGGTCAAGTCCTATTATTTATGACAGGTCTCGTGGAAATAACTTAGGGTTATTTGTTGACCAAAGTAGTGCTGAAATAAATTCTGATGCATACGGAGCAGTAGTTGTTACTAATGCTCAAAGACAACTAACTGTCGGAAATTTTGGATCATCTTCTGGAAAAACTTATGTGACTTCATCCTTGCGCCGTGCGCCTAACTTTTTTGATATTGCAACTTACAATGGTGATGGTGTTGCAGGTCGCACAGTAACTCATAACCTTGGTGCTGTTCCCGATATGATGTGGGTGCGGAAACGACAGCAAACTTCTAACTGGGAAGTCTACCTTCACAGCGAAGGTGGTACAAAACGCATTTATTTAGACGTTACAAACGCTATAGAAACTACCTCTAGTGCGTGGAACAATACGGATGCCACTGATACAGAATTTACTCTTGGTACAAGTTCACAGACAAACCAAAATGGTGGTTTATTTGTAGCTTATCTTTTTGCAAGCCTAGCGGGTGTATCTAAGATAGGGACATACACAGGGAACGGATCAAGCCAAACTATTAATTGCGGATTTAGTAGTGGCGCTAGGTTTGTACTGGTAAAACGCATTGATGGTACAGGCAGTTGGTATTACTGGGACACTTCTAGAGGTATTGTGTCGGGAAATGATCCACACCTATCATTAGATATTAATAATGCAGAAGTTACGACAGACGATAGTATTGATCCTGTAAGTTCTGGTTTTTCAGTTAATCAAGTTTCGGCAACAAATATTAACGTATCAAGTGCAAAATATATGTTCTACGCAATCGCATAACCCAAGGTCAGAAAGGAACATCAACTAATGGCTGAATATCGTGATCGCACAACTGGTGAGATAAAATCTCAAGGCCAGCTACGCAGAGAAAACTCTAACATGTCCATGCCAAAAGTATGGAATGACAATGTGCATGACGCTCTAAATGTAGACCCTGTTTTTGCTACTCCACAACCTACAGATGGCATCGGCCAGTATCAGACTGTAACTCGCAATGGTGTTACGCAAGATGCGAACGGTAACTGGGTTGAGGCTTGGCAAATTACTGACATGTTTGCTGATGATGATGAGCTTGGCACAAAAGCAGAGCAAGAGGCTGCATATCAGCAAATGCTTGATGACAACGCCGCAAAAGGCAACCGCGCAGAACGTGATCGCCTGATTGCAGTAACAGACTTCTACGCCCTATCTGACGTTACAATGTCTGCTGAAATGGCAACGTATCGCCAAGCCTTGCGTGACATCACAACGCACGCCAACTGGCCTTTCCTAGAAGAAGCTGATTGGCCCACTAAACCATAAGGACGCGCCATGCCTTTAGTCCCGCTAAACATCCCCAAGGGGCAATACGCAAACGGCACAGAGTATCAATCTCAGGGTCGCTGGCGTGACGTAAACCTAGTGCGCTGGCACGAGGACAGCTTGCGCCCTGTAGGCGGTTGGAGGCCGCGCGCTGACAGCTCAAATACAGCGGTAGATGTTGGCGGTATTGTGCGCGGTGTTCACGCTTGGGTGAATAACGATGGCGATAGATACGTTGCATTTGGTATGCACGACAGTCTCGTTGCCATGTTAGAAAGTTCTGTCACGGATGACATTACACCCGCAGCACTTACGACAGGGCGGGTAGATGCAACGATTAACACTGGCTGGGGATCAGGCGGTTGGGGCTTGTTCGGTTGGGGTGTAGAGCGTCCAGATATCGGAAGCATTCTACCTGCTACTACATGGTCGCTGGATAACTGGGGCGAATACCTCATTGCATGTTCATCTGATGACGGCGTAATTTACGAGTGGGACTTAGCAACTGCAACTGCAACTGCGGTCACAAACGCGCCGACAAGCTGTCTCGCTGCATTCGTCACTGAGGAACGCTTCCTTGTGGCACTTGGCGGTGCATCTAATCGCCTTGTTTCTTGGAGTGACCAAGAGGACAACACAACGTGGACTGCGGCCGCAACAAACCAAGCGGGTAATCTGGAGCTACAGACAAACGGTAAAATCTTGGCAGGTGTTCGCACACGCGGTCAGTCGCTTATCCTGACAGATCAAGATGCGCATACCATGACATACCAAGGCCCACCGTTTGTATACGGTTTTGAGCGTGTCGGTACGGCTTGCGGCATGATTTCTGCGGGTGCGTATGCATCTGTGGATGCTGGCGTAATCTGGATGGGTCGTCGTAACTTCTTTATTTACTCAGGCGGTCAGGTGCGTGAGATACCTTGCGAGGTAGCCGATCATGTATTCACCAACCTAAACTATGACCAAGCATCTAAGGTGCAGGCGGTAGTCAACAGCCAATGGAACGAAATCTGGTGGCTCTATCAGTCGCAAGATGCGTCAGAGTGCGACAAGTATGTTGCGTATGACTATGTAGAAAACATCTGGACGACAGGCGAGATTGATCGCACTGCGGGTGTAG